CTATTCAGTCGCTATTTTTATTAGGAAAGGATGATATAACATGGCAAACACTCCAGGGCAATCGGATGTAGCAACCTATCAACCTATAGAGATCCGAGCCATTACCGGATATGAATTATCGCTGGCCGCAACATTGGCACCAACGACTGCAGAGCTTGCTGCAGGAACAGTTCTTGGACAAATTACAGCCTCGAAATTGTATGTTCCGTATAAGAAAACGGCTACTGATGGGAGCGAAGTAGCAAAATTAATTCTTGCAGAAACGGTATTAGCGTCAACTGCACCGCAAAATGTAACTACCTATGCTAAAGGTGTATTTTATACGAATAAACTCATTGGTTTGGATGCAGATGGAATTACAGCTCTTAATGCACGCGTTATTGATACGTTAGTAATTATTTAAAGAAAGGGTGATATACATGCCACTATTATTTCCTACGACTCGGGAGCTGACACACATCGTCAGAAACCGAGCAAGTGATACTTCCAATTTTATTGGGCGAAAGTTATGTCCTACAGTACCTGTATATGCTGCAGAAATTGAGTATGATGTACTAAATCCTAGTTTTGGAATGACAAAGGCTCATCAAATTGGTACAAATCCTAAAACCGTGAAACGTCCGAAAATGGAAACAAAGCGATCAGGTACAGCGTACTGGAAAGAGACTGGACGACTAAATGAAGAAGAACTGTTAAACCTCCGTAAGGCCGGTACTCTAAATGAACGAGCGGGCCGGGATGCTGTGATTCAGCTTGGCTTGCATCTAGATACCCGGTTGTTTGTTCGTCAAGAATGGCTGATTTGGCAAATGTTAATCGAGAACGAAATTGACATTGACGAAGAGGGTGTAAATTTTACGGTTACGTTTAATTTACCGGATAAGACCGATATATCTGCTGATGCCGCTAAAAAATGGACTGCTTTTGATAAGTCGGATCCAATTGGATTTTTGGTATCACAGATACAAAGCTATCGCGGATCTGGGGCAAAAGCACGGACGATTTACCTAAATAGTGTAACAGCCGGCTGGGCTATACAAAGTTCTAAATTTGTCGATATGCTGAAACAATCCAGTTTTGCTGGTTTTCTAAGCCCGCTAAATGCGATCCCTGCATTAAAGTTGCTGATCCCTGATGTTGATTTTGTTATTTACGATGAAGGGTATTTGGATGAAGAATTGAATTTCCAACTATTTATCCCTGATGGTGAAATTGTAATATGCGGTGACTATCCTGGCGAGAAAGTGATGGATTTTGCTTCTACCATTAGCTTGCACAATGGCGGTTTAGATAAGCCACAGCCTGGTAAATTCTCTTTAGTAGAAGATAAGTCTTCTTCTGAAAAAAATCCGTATGTAGATGTGACAGTCGGTATCTATGGTTTGCCACGTATGTATCACCCTACATATATTAAACGTGCAAAAGTCGGCTAGGAGGCGAGAGTATGCCTTATACAACAGAAGAACTGATTCGAGGTAAGTCAAAACTTGAAAATGAATTTGATTTTAATGCGGATTCGTTTATTAAGGAAGCCCAGGCAAGGATTGATACAAAGCTAAGAAAACGGTACAAGGTTCCCTTAGTGGATCCTGTACCGTCTATTATTGAAAGTATTGCAACAAACTTTGCCGCTGGATTTGCCATTGAAAAAGATTATTCCGATCGACCTGAAAAAAAAGAGCCTTATCTGGCCGAGGTATTGATCAATCGAGCGGAAGCCGATTTACAAGGGATTTTAGATGAAGGTTTGCTGGATGGTTTGGAGGGAGTTGAATTTATTCCAGCTCCGTCGGAACCATCAGGGCGCCAAGCAATGATGAGTACAACATCGGGGATCAGTGAGATGGAAAGAGCATTAAACCGATGGTAGAAATTAAAATTGATACCAAAGGGCTGGAACAAATCCAACGGGTTTTAGGCACCATGCAGGAAAGAGGCAGGCATTTACGGCCAGTTATGCGTAGGCTTGGAACTGCAATGGTGGGTATTATCGATCGAAATTTTGAGGCAGAGGGTAGACCGACAAAATGGAAAGCTCGTAGCCCACTTACACAGGCAAATCTGGCAATGGGTGCCCAGGCGCAAGCCAAGAATACAAAGCGATATCAAAATGCGAAGGCAAAAGGTAAAGCTTCGATCATGAGGCGAGAGTCGCTAAAATCTATGGGTAATAAAATATTATCAGGCTCAGGGGATTTAAAAAAATCAATGGATTTTGATGCCCATGATGCTTTTGTTTTAGCTGGCCCTACTCTTGGTAAGCCTTATGCGAGAATTCATCAATTGGGTGGTATCATTCACCCCAAAAAAGCCAGTGCATTAATGGTGCGGTGTGGAAATCGGATATTGCGCCTAAAAAGCGTGACAATCCCTGCACGACCATATCTTACTATTCCAGCAAGCGAAGTACCTTTGTTAGCTAAAATTGCTGTAGACGAGTTCAGCAGGGGGGTGAGGGGTTGATCGATCATATTCTTGACAAAATTACTGATATTCTAAAAAAAGAACCCAGTTTAGTGAATGTCGTTAATTGGCATAAAATTAACGGCTTAGTCCCTGGGACAAAGAGAGCCGTTAGCGTAGGTTGTGATGACGAAGACTATACCGAATATACGAAAAGCTTAGATGAATGTATCGCTAAGATCAAAATTTATGCCTCTTTAGATAATCGTGAACTTTCGGTAAATGAGAGACGTTCAGAAGAGCACCGATTGGAATACGGTGAGCGTTGTATCAGGCAGTTTGCTCATACGATTAGACTTTGCTTAGTTTCCAACCATTCCCTTGATGGAGTAGCAGATACTAGCTATCTATCTAAAATTGAATACGTAACGGCAGATGAGCATAAAGATTTGCACATTGCCGTTATTTCTTTTGATGTTAAATTTTATGCACCTCGTAAAAAACCAAGTGGAGCGCCTACAGTAGAAACAATTAAAATGCAAATCGATTTAGAAGGGAGTTGATGAAAAATGGCAATGGAATTTATTGTTCCCGGCATGCAGATAGATGAATCCGATGTTGGGACAAGATCGACGAATCAATTATCATTGTCCGGTATTGGGATTGTAGGCACATTTCAAAAAGGGCCTGTTAATACACCAACAACCATTGGCGATGAGACAGCATACACGAAAATGTTTGGCACAGATCAAACTGGCTTAACAGGGCCAAAATCGGTTAAGGGTTGTTTTGCTCAAGGTGCTAATGATTTGCGGATCGTGCGCATTGTTGGTGCAGGTGCAGCTAGTGCAGTGCTAACCTTACAAGATAATGCATCTACGCCGGAAGATAGTATCGTAGTAACGGCAACGAGTCCAGGAACCTGGGGAAACAGTTTAAAGGCAACTGTCAAAGTAAACGGCAGCGGGGTAGATATTACGGTTACAGATGGGGATAGCTTAGATAGTTTTAAAGGGATTAACTCCTTAGATAGCCTACCCATTACTAAAAATCTAGTTACAATTAGCAAAGCAGCAGAGGCAACGAAGTTACCTGCAGTAACCGCTGATGAACCGCTGACTGGTGGTAATGACGGTGCTGCAGTCACCGATGCGGAGTATATCGGTACAATTACACCAAGTGGTAAACGTAGCGGTCTAAAGGCATTAGAACCAATTCAGTGTGGATTGGCATTGTGTGCTCAACAATATAGTGCTATCATTCATCAGGCACTCATTACTTGGGCGGAGAATTGTGATATTGAAGAAGGTTTGAGGATTCCGATCCTAAATTCCGCGCCAACCCTTGGTATTGATGCCGCTTGTGTACAAACAGTAACCTTAGATACGGCAGATGGCAGAGGGATTACTACCTATCCCTGGGTAACGCCAGAGGATGAAACAAATGACGATATAGTTGTCGCACCAGACGGTTATTATGCAGGACGATTAGCCGTATTAAATCCGTGCCAATCACCGTCAAATAAGCAAATACTTGGTATTCGTAAACTGGAAAGAGATTTTACCTATGCAGAAGTTAAGGTACTTACTCTAGCCAGAATTAGTCCGATTACACTAGTGCCAAATCGTGGTTTTCGTATTCGAAACGGGGTAACTTTGTCCAGCGATACGGCCTGGGGGCAAACGAATATTCGTCGTCAACAGGATAAAATGGAAATGGAACTGTATCATGCGATGCAATGGGCCATATCGGAAAATCATGATCAAGCATTGTGGGATGCGATATCAACGCAGGCAGATGCGTATTTACGAACGCAGCAAAATCTTGGGTTTATCATGGGTTTTTTACCTACGCTTTGCAATAGCCAGACCAATCCAGATGAAAACATTCTTGCCCGGATTTTGACCTTTGTTGTTCGCTGGAAACCTCTCTATGCAGCGGATTTTATTATCATGAAGATGAAACGGGAACTGCCAAGCGCAACGGCATAATTAGGAAGGTGATGAAGCATGGATCAAAGACCGGTTCAGGGATTTGATGTAAGTATTACAGTAATGGGACCGAATGGTCCGGAGTTTGTAGGTGAGTACCAGGAGCTTGAATTTAAAATTCAGGATGAAGATGAGGAATATTGGCTGACTGGCAGCCGTACAGCAATGCTGCTGGATGGGGATATAAAAATTACGGGAAAATTAAAGCGTGGCTGGGTAAGTTTGGATATTATATCTCGCTTATATGGCCAGTCTACCATTCGGCGTGGTGAAAGCACATTAAGCAGTCTGAGGTTTACGATTACGGCTACTGTAGACGCTCCAACAAAAGGGCTATTAGGCCGCATTCGAATTGAAGATTGCAAGTTTAATGAAATCAGTATAGCAATTAAAGCTGGTAAAGGTGTCGTAAATAAGGACATGAGCTTTAAAGCAGAAGGTATTTCAGAAGCATAATAAAGTCGGTTCTTTTGAGCCGCCTTGTAAATTGGGAGAGTGTATACAGATGGCAAATGATAAACAAATTTTTGGACCTTTAGAATTACCAAGCGGAAAACAAGTAAAATTTCGGGAACCAGTGGGATTGGATCGGGTGAGTGTTGTACAAATGTTAAAAATGGGTATGGACAATATTGGTTCGGGTGCTGTACTAGTTGATGGCTATGTTGCTGTTAAATGTATTACTGAGATTGACGGTAATGAAGTTAGGGAGAATTATAAGAATACGTATGACTCTATGAAAGATGAAGATATTTCCTTCTACCAGGCTGTTTATAGTGAAATGTTTGGTATGAATGATGATAAGAAAGAGCAGGCGAAAGAAGCTGCAAAAAACTTGCGGAGCGGGCAGACCTCTATCGGTTCATTCAGTGCTCAAAGTACGGCCACGCTATAGATTATCATGGGTGGCTAAAATTGACTGACGTGGAACGGGATGCCTTATATTTGTCATTGGAATGGGTTTGTGATAAGGAAAAAGAACAAGATGAGGCGACTTGAGAAAGTCGCCTCATCTATTATTCATTAATTCCTAGATTGGTTGATATTTCATCCTGATATTCAAGAGATTTCTTATAGCTGCTATCTGAGAAATCTAGCGAATTTTTGATTTCAGATAGATACTTTGGTTCTGGACTATCAAGATAATTTAAAAGATTTTTTACAGCATCATGGTTTCCATTTAGAGAGTATTCAAAAGACTGCTTGGATTTTTTAAAAAGCTCTGTATTTTTGTCGTTAAATCCTTCTGGAATCTTGAATTTATCTTGGAGAAGTAAATGAAACCCAATATATTTATTGCTAATATCTTTTAGATTTAAATAAGCCTGTTCTTTTGAAATTGTCCCCTCATATAGTTGTCTTACTATTAGATTATATTTTGTAGCATAATCATCTTTAGCTGCACTATAAAGATTGAAGTCACTTTTCCAAGAGTGAAAAGAGTCTTTTTGTTTATCAATAGGGGCTTCACTTGAACAAGCTGTGGTGAGGAGTAAAGCGATAAAAGTTATTAGAATCCAGAAATATTTGATAGAAATCACACTCCTAATGAAAAATCTTCTACTTTTATATTACCACAAACTGGATTCAAATTGGAGTTGAAAATATGAATGTCTCGTTTTCAGTAGCAATGATGTTACAGGCTGTAAATAACATGGGGCCTGGTATACAGAGTGCTCAAAAAATGATCAATAGGTTGGGGCAAAATATTAAAGATGTTGCAAGGCAATCTAGTAATTTAAATCCGGTACAGGGATGGGAAAATAGAATCAATAAAGTGGCAGAAGCCGCGAAACGCATTGGAAAAGAATTAAAAGAGTCCGGTAAACAAATCGCTCAGCAAGGCGAGAAGATGCAGAACTCTGGTATGCGTAACACCGCCGAAGGGATAGGATTAATGGCGCCTGTACTACATATTGCGGATAAGGCTGGCGAGTTACAAATGAAAAAGACATCGATGCAGATGTCTGGTATTAGCGGGCAGGGTGTGGGGCAATTAATTACACAGGCAGATGCATATACGCAAAGAACATTATTTAGCAAAACGGAAATTGCAGATATGTTTTTATCCATGCGTCAATCCGGTATGAAGGAAGATAATATTTTAAGAGCTTCAGAGCCGCTTGTAATGTTGGCTGAACTAGAAAACATTCGACGAGGTACTGACGGACGTGCAACTGCAAAAGTATTGGCGCAGATGGCAGAGCGTGGCGGTGTATTGCGTGATCCCAATATTGAACGGTGGAATGAATTTCTTGAGATTGTAAATCAGGTTACTACTGTTACTACTGCAGGCATGCATGAGCTTCACGAATCCAGTAAATATTTGGAACCCGTAGCAAGTATTGCAGGGTGGAATGAAAAAGATATGATGATGTCTCAAGGGATAGCTGCTCGATTTGGTCTAGAAGGCAGTATTGCTGGTACAGACTTAAAAGATATGATAGCAAGATTGAATCCTCTAAAATGGTTTAAAGAAGGGCGGCCAGCTCAGCAATTAGATGCTATGCAACGATTAGGCTGGCTAACTGATGTTGAGTCTCATAAAACCAAAGCAGGGAGAATTGCTTATGACAAAGTAGGCGGTAGTACAATGCTTAATAAAGATGGTACTACTGTGAATATGCTGGAGATGTTCGGGCAGTTTGCAAAATCTTATGCAAACTATAAGGATCTGCCTAATGGTAGGGCAAAATTTGCAGCTGACATGTTTAAAGTTTTGGGTGAGCAGGGTGAAAAAACAGCGTTACTTGTAGCACAAAACTATGAAACGGTATTACAAATGTTGGAGGATGCTGGAAAGGTTAAGCCCATTCATCAGCAGATAGACCAATATAGCATGGAGTACATGCAAAGTCAGAAGGCTTTCAAATCATCTATTGAAAACTTGGAAATTGATGCTGGTAACTTACTATTACCTAATTTAACGGCCGCGGCAAAGGAACTACGGGCATGGGTTAATATGGCACGTGAATTTACAACGACTCATCCAGGCTTGGTTGGTGGGGTTTTAAAATTCATGCTTGCTATGGGTGTATTAAAAATTGGTATTGGTTTGGTGCAACTTATATTCGGCACACTCATGACAACCTTTGGTGGAGCAATGACAGTATTTGGATGGCTATCTACTGGAATTGGAACTCTTGGTATAAAATTATTGGGATTACGAAATGGTTTTCAATATTTCCGAGGTTTAGGCGGTGGAGTATTTGAATCCCTTTGGAAAGGCGCACAATTTGCCTGGCCGTGGCTACAGAGAATTGTTAGTATTGGAAGTAGAATTGGCAGTGCAATGGGTGGGGGTATTGGAACCGCTATCATGTGGCTAGTAAAGCTAGGTGGGGGAATCAGTCGATTTGTAATGCAATGGCTGATTCATGCTGCACGTATTGGGGCGGGATGGCTCATTGCCATGGGGCCTGTTGGATGGATTATATTGGGTGTTACAGCACTTATCGCAGCAGGTGTTTGGGCTTGGAATACAAATTTTATGAGTTTTCGTGACAAATGTATAAGTGTTTGGAATATTGTTAGTGATTGGGGAAAACGCACATGGACGAACATCACTGGGTTTGTGCAAGCTGCTATAGATAGGATATCTCACTTCATTGATAGGGTAAAAGAAGCTCTGGGATTGTCACAGAAAATGACATTTTATGGTCCAGTCAAGGGTGTTGAGCTTGATACGGGGGATATCTCTTTTGTTGGTGGTAATCGTAGTAATACAAACACTATCACTCAGCATAATCACATTTCCTTGAAAACTCCAGAAGAAGCAGCGTCATTTGCACAATCAGCTGTACCTGAAAAATATCAATTAAGTTTAAACCCATAAAAAGGGGGGTGATGAAAGATGGAAACCGTTTTAGGTGATATAAAAATAACCATACCTCCAGAGCGCAAGATTGATTTCTCGGGCCTCAGAGTAATGGTCAAATATGATGTGCCTGGTGATCGCCCTCGATACCAGGATATGGGGCGGGATGAACGAACTGCTCGGTGGAATGGTATATTTTATGGTGACGGGGCATATGATCAGGCTTTAGCTCTACAAGATTATTATGATAGCGGAAAAAATATTGATGATGGAACCGAAAAAGGCGGGTTCCTATTTTTATTTGAGGACATTTCTTGCAGGGTCTTGATCAAGAGTTATTCTTATCAGTATTATCGTAAAGAAAAGATCCGTTATGATATTGAGTTAGTGCGTCTTGAAAGTGATTATGATAAAAAGGATCCACAGAAAAAGGCAAAAGTTGATAAGGTGAAAAAGGCTCAAAGTGGCCTGGATAAGCTAAAGAGCGAAATTAGCAAAGCCCTGAAAGTGGTCAATGATGTAACGAAAGCAGCACAAAGTGTACAAGAATCGATATATAAAGCACGAAAAGACTATTTAAGCGTTATGAATTCCTTCAAACCCATCGCTAACATGAAGCAAGAAGTTTTAAAAGTGAAAGATGCTTTTGATCGGACACTAGGCACTGTGAATCATTCTATTGGCAGGGTATCAACACCAGGGAATCGACAAGTCTTAAACCAGTCATTAAAGGAAATGCAGCAAGCCATTCCTTTGGCGCAATCGCTGGTTTTATTAGCGCAACAACGAAGCCTGGGCCAGAGACTGGATGAGTCAATTCAGCAACTCAAGACACGTCCTGTCAGACAAGGGGATACCTTGCGTTCCATTGCCACAGAAGTATTAGGCAGGCCACACCAGTGGATTGTGTTGGCTCAAATCAATCGTTTATCAACTAGCATAATCCCTAGCAGCATGAAAGAAATCCGCGTACCGGATAGTACAAATCTTGCTACATTACAAAACTTGTTAGATGAGCAAGTCAAGCAATTGCCCAAAGCGTCTTCTGATTATATACCCAGGAATGTGAGGTGAAGATATGGGAGCACATCGCTGCTGGATTGAGGTGATTGATCCTGCTACCAATGAACCAATTGCCGTAAAATGGACAGATGTAATCAATTTCAATATTGATCTTTCTTTATATGTAGCTGCAGATAGCTTTGATTGTACGCTGCGTAATGATCTCCTGCTTTCCGACTACTTGCGGAAAGAGCAGGAGATTTCCTTTTGGATGGGTTCGGTAGCGAATCCCAATCAATGGGGCAAGGAGGAACTTACTCATGTTTTTACTGGCAAGATTGACGGAGTAAGACCGTTTTTTGGTGACCAAATGACAGTACAATTGGTGGGCAGGGATTATTCCGCCAGGCTGATTGATACGGAATTTTCCGTAGCTTTTGCAGAACGAACTGCCTCACAAATTGTGACCATACTGGCAGAAAAGCATGGTCTTGCCGTGGAAATAACGCCCACTGACGTGGTGATTGAAAAAGACCTTTACAAAGATCGTAAAGAGTGGGAGATCCTCCAGGAGTTGGCGGATCGAGAAGGCTATGTTTGTTATGTGAAGAAAAGTAAAACGCTATATTTTGGCCCACGTAAGGATACGGATGATACCGTCATTGCGGAGCTTAATTATAAGCAGAATGAAAAATCCAATGTGTTAACCATTCAATTTGATGATAGTTTGGTAGGTGTCATTAATTACGTGGTTGTCCGTCACTGGCTAGGCAAAAAGAAAGGACTTCTTGAAGGAGAAGCCAAGAATCAAGATCTCATTGATGCGTATGGTGAAAAGAAACGTGTCGTTTATGATCCAAAAGCCAAGACCAAAGAACTTGCAGATCAAATTGCTGCTAAAAAATTAAAAGAATGGTCACGGATCGTTGTAACAGGCGAACAGATTCGAGTTGCATCATCTCCCCTTATGGAACCTGAGAAAATGGTATCTGTAAAAGGTTGTGGCAGGTTTGATAGCAACTATTATGTGGAGAAAGTACATCATACGTTTTCCAAAACGGGCGGGTTTTTTACGGAAGTCAATATCACGTCCGAACGTCCCGATAGTGCGGCTCAGTATCGAAAAGATTTGTACAACTATGAAGAAAAAAAGATGTAGGTGATCGTATGCGAAGAGAGCCAAAGCAGGATGCTTTCCCCCAATGCGGAATTGTGACCAGCGTAGATTATGCCAAACACAGGGTAAAAGTGTTCCTACCCTTATTGAACATTGAAACGGACTATATCCGTGTAGGTAGTCAATATGTCGGTGCGGGATGGGGATTACATGCCTTGCCTCATGACGGGAATGAAGTCTTTGTCAATTTCCCAAATGGGGATCTGAATAATGGAATTGTGGTTTGCAAGCTATTCAGTGAGGAATGTGATCCAGCACCCCAAGAAGGTGATGCTTTGACGCTGGTACATGAATCGGGTTCTGTTTTTCGCTTTGATAGTGCTGGGAATGTTACCTTAGAGGCAAAAGGCAATTTAACACTACGAGGTGCAAATGTTTATATTAATGAATGAGGTGATTCTATGGCAGCGATAACCAGACAAGGGGATGCAACTACAGGAATATGTAATTTAGGCTTACCCTGCTGCCCTCATGGCAGGTCAGGAACTAACCAGGCACATAGTCCCAATGTTTTCGTGAATGGCAAGCCTGTACATCGACAAAATGACACAGGCCCTACGAATTGTCCTCACGGTGGTACTTTTCAAAGTATTGAAGGATCAGGCACTGTTTTTATTAACGGCCAGCCAGTAACACGGATAGGGGACACAACCAAATGCCTATCATGTGGTCAATCCGGTAGTCATTCGTCAGGTTCGCCAAATGTATTTGCTGGGGGGTAATAAAATATGGCAAATCAAGCGTTAGGAATCGACATTGCTTTGTCGGGAGCTTTACATTGGTCGGCAGAAGCTACAGGAGATATACAGACAACGCTAAGTAGTGATTTTTCCAAAGTCGATGATCTGACGGTAGTGAAGCAAGCATTAGTAAAGCGGCTCAGCACACGTAAAGGGGATTTGTGGGCCCATCCTGATTATGGAAGTGATATATGGGATATCCTCTCTGACCCTATGTCTGATACCTGGTATTTAGAAGCCGTAGCAACGATTAAAGAGTGTATTAACGATGAGCCAAGAGCAGCAGTAATCAGCGTAAGTTACAATTCTACTCCTCAAGATCGCCAGGTCACATTTACAATATCCTATCAGATTGTCGATGATGGTCGTCAAGATAACTTGATATGGGATTATGCCTCCGAGGCGGTGACAGACAGTGTTTAAAAGCTTTCAAGACATCTTAAGAGATCTTTTTGAGTATGTAGGGCAGGGGGGCAAAGTAACCGATTTCAATGTCGGTTCTGTACTAAGAACAATATTAGAAGCTGTGGCAGCCATTGTAGAAGAAGTATGGTATATGCTGCAGTTTTTCGTTTCTCTATTTTTTCTAGATACTTCCCAAGGTGAGTGGGTTGACCGGCGGCTGAATGATTTGGGCATGGCAAGAAAAGAAGGAGCTGCAGCTTACGGATCAATTACTATTGGACGTGATTCCCCATCTCCGATCAGTATATTTATATCAGCTGGAACTATCTTTCAGAATGCGACAGGCGAGCTCCAATATGCTACGCAAGCAGATGTAATTTTAAATATTGGATCTTATACTGTAGATGTGGAAGTGGAAGCAGTAGACTCGGGAACCGCTTATAATTTGCCTACTGATACGATATTAAAACAGTCAGGTATTGCCATTAGCGGCATTGAGTGGGCAAAAATAAAGCTTATGGGCGGCGGTGAAGATATTGAGTCAGACGAAGATTATAAAAACCGTGTACCTGCTTATTTTGATTCTTTGAGTCGAGGAACTGCACCTGCAATTCGTTATGCTGCATCTAGTGTAAGCGGTGTAGTTTCGGTCACGCTAAAAGAAAATGTACCATCAAAGGGCTGGTTTACCGTTTATATTGATGATGGATCAGGAGTAGCTAATGAAACATTACTGCAGACGGTACGTGCAGTATTAGAGGATTACCGGGCATTTACGATTCAATACATCGTTGATACTGCGAAGTTGACAGACTTTGCTACGACCATGCAGGTCATAACAAAAGCCGATACAAATGCAGATGCTGTTAAGGCAGCCGTACAAGCAGCCATTGTTAATTATGTTAATGCTCTGAACATGGCGACTCCTGTATATTTGGCGGATTTAATTTATCTGGCACGTGGGGTAGAGGGAGTAGAGAATGTTCGCATTTTAGCCCCATTGAGTGACGTGATACCAGAGGCTGACCAACTACTAAGAACCTCTGCTGCAAAGGTTGTGATTCAATGAAGATTCTTAACTATTTGACGTGGTTTGGCGAAGAAGCTACGAAGCCAGGTACTGCATTATATGATCTTGCCTATGGCATTCAACTCGTTGTAGATGCAGTCGAAACAGGAATTTGGAGCATGGTAAAGCAGATTTACCTTATGACTGCAACGGGTGAATGGTTAGATCGTTGGGGTTGGGATCTAGCAAGACTTCGACGTCAATCGTTAGAAAATGATGAAGCTTTTCGTGCAAGAATTCTACTTACCTTATTTCGTGTACGCGGGATACGAAAATCGATTCGACAAGCTGTGCAAATCATAACAGGGCGTGACCCAATTGAAATCTTTGAGCCAATCCGAGATACAGCATATTGGAATGCTGGCTTTTTTTATACGCCAAAACAGGATTTTGATACTGCAGCAGCTACGGATGGCAGCGGTACTTATTGTGCTAGGATGGGAACCAATGAGGATGTATCTTATACAGGCTATGTGCGGGTGCGGCTTGCAGCTGACTATAGAGGCGGTGCCGGATTAAGTTATTTTGATTCGCTCGCTTTCTATAGCCGTGGTTTTTATATTTCATCCACACTCGATACGAAGCGCAATGTAACCCGAGATGAGGTCTTGAATGCGATACATCTGGTACAACCTGCAGGTACTCAGGTGTTTGTAGAATTTATACAATGAGGTGATACCTTTGGACAAGGTGAATTTTAATCCATTTTCAGAAATACTAGTAGATGATTTTTTGCGACAATCTGGATATATCGGTGATGCCTTCAAGTCCTTTATTGCAGATTTTCTATGTCAAAATACAGCAGTATTAGGGTTAGATGTGACGGCCCAAGCAGTTGCTAATATGACCGTATATGTAAAGCCAGGTCGTCTGTATCAAGCTGGATCGCAAGGACAATTAGAAGTGAATTTAGATCCAGCTTTGAGTATCACTGCTGCTCACCCAACTTATGCTCGAATTGATCGAATTTGTGTGCAATATCACGAGATCGCAGATGAGCCAGAAACACGTAATATAATGGTCGATACGGTTACCCGACAAGTAACGCAAGATACGGTAATGACAAGGATTGCAGGTAGTGTCGATTTCTTAGTTGTAACAGGGGTGGCAGCACCTGGGCCAGCGGCACCTACGGTACCAGATGGCTGGACAAGCATAGCCCAAATTAATGTGCGTGTAAATACTACATCAATCTTGCAAACCGATATTACGGATGAGCGGCCAACATTAAAAAGTTTAATGACTCATACCCATGGCGGTGGAGTTGATGGTGCGCCGATCAACAGCAATGGTTTGGTTGACAATTCCGTCACAGACGCCAAAATCGGCAATCGAACCATCACGGATACCACTACAGCAGTCGCAGGAGCCAACACACTGACCAAGTTACTCAGCATGCTAGGCAACATGATTAAACAGATAACAGGTAAAAGTGCATGGTATACAGCACCAGCAACAACCCTGCAGGCATTATCTGATTTAATCGTATCGACACCAGGTGCAAATAAGTTATTAAAACTTGATGCAAATAGTAAGCT